GGAGAAGCTTGCTCCAATGGACTCGATTGGGGTCGATGTGGCTAGAGCGGGGAAGGATAAGACTCTACTGGCTCGAAGGCACGGAATGTGGTTCGATGTTCCAATGGTCTATCCTGGATCTGCAACCCCTGACGGTCCGACAGTTGCCGGTCTAGTAGTCGGAGCAATGAGAGACCGATGCGTGATTCATATCGATGTGATCGGAGTGGGTGCCAGTCCATACGATTTCCTATCTGAGTCGAGACTTCAAGTGATTGGTGTTAATGTGTCGGAGTCTGCCTTGGGATTGGATAAGTCTGGAAGACTGCGGTTCAAGAACCAGCGTTCAGAACTCTACTGGAGGATGCGAGAGGCTCTAGACCCGGCAAACAATACTGGGATATGTCTACCACCAGACTCCGGCTTGCTGGCTGATCTGGCTGCTCCAACATGGAAGCTGGTTGGAAGTACGGTTTATGTATCAAGCAGGGAGGAGATCATTGAGAAGATCGGTCGGTCACCTGATTACGCATCAGCCTATGTACTAGCATTGATGGACACTCCGAAGCGGCACATTGTGATGGAACTGGGAAATTACAAGGGAAGGAAGGAATATGACCCGTACCAAAAAGAAGAATCAAGTATCCGTAACTAAATCGAACCATGTAAATATAAAAGCTAATTCGATAGAATTGTTAAGTGGGATTGCTCCTTCACAAGAAAGAATTATAGATTTTGAATCAGAAGCATTAAAGTTTCCACAGATTGAAATAGAGACAACAAGTCTAATTCACTCCGGTATGTATGCAAGAACTATAATGATACCGGCTGGAGTGGCAGTAATTGGCGCTGCAATGAGTAATGATTCTGTATGCATAAGCTCTGGAGACATTACTGTTACTACCGACGATCGGTCGGTTAGGCTTACTGGATACCATGTTATCCGGGCGTTAAGCGGGAAGAAGAGGGTTGGATTGGCGCATCAAGATACATATTGGACATCTGTGTTTAAAAGTAATGCAAGCACAGTAGATGAAGCTGAAATAGAAATGACCGTTGAGCATGAGAAATTGCAAACAAGAAGAAACTTAGAGTTACCTTCTTAAATAATGCAGGGGATTTAATGAGATACGACCACTTCACAATGCTGCCGGAGCAAGCTTTTAGACCGCGATGCGGAAGAAAGGGAATGACGTTGGAAGCGGGTGTTATAGCCGCTTTATCTCTTGGTGCGATAATGGCTGGGTATTCTATTTATGCTGGGCAACAAGCCAATGCTCAACAGAAAAAGCAGATGGCTATGCAACAACAAGCACAAGATGCTCAACTTGCCCAACAAAAAGCACAGATGAAACTGGCAGAAGAGGCAACTAACAAAGCAAATCAAAAGGCTCCTGATACGGGCATTCTAGATAAAGAGAAGATGGCCGCTTCCCAGGGGGTTGGAGAGACAATGCTCACTGGCCAACTTGGAATCCCACAAGAGAAATTAAGTTTAGGTAAAAAGACCAGCCTACTAGGAAGTTAATGCAAACGATTGCGTTGGAAGATGCTGACGAGAAGTACGAAGAATTAAAAGAACTGTACCAAGAGCATTACATTGAAATGTGCGACAGGTTAAAGGGGATTGGAGTTGACCTGCCTCCATACAATCCAAGGCTTGGAGAGTATAAGAGGGTCGCGAATGCAGGTGCAATGATATCAATAGTTGCGAGGAATGATGATGATAAACCTATCGGGTATTTTAACATTTACATCACATTGGATATGCAGAACCAAGACCTTGTTGGTTCAGAAGTCGGTCTATTTGTATCGAAAGATTGTAGAAATGGTATCGGCAAGAAGCTGATAAAGTTTGGACTAGATGAGATGAGATCTCGCGGGGTCAAGAGATACTACGCAAGTGCGGTAACTGATTTAAGAACGGCAAAGTTGTGGGAGAGAATGGGTTTCAAGCATTACTCGCACTCGATGTTATTTAATTTCGCGGGAGAATAATATGTGTTTCGGTGGAGCATCAATGCCAGCAATGCCAGTTACTCCTCCAGTAGTTGACCAGACTCAGGTAAAGCAGAATGCATCGGCGGCCACTACAACCTCTAGGACAAAGCAAGAGCAGATGGTTGCTGGCCAAGGAACAATGCTTACAGAGGGAGTTGGAGTCGATCCAGTAACCTTGGAACTTGGAAAGAAAACGCTACTTGGCGGTTAACTTAAAGGAGAATTATTATGTGCAATCCACCATCCCCACCCCCATATGTACCACCACCACCAGTCATCGATCAAAGCCAGGTAAAGCAGAATGCTGCTGCATCTAGCCAAGCATCCGGCACTCAACAAGCGGCAGCCGGTCAAGGCGGCGGCTCAACCATGCTTACAGAAGGTATGGGCATTGATCCAGCAAGTCTAGCACTTGGAAGAAAATCTCTATTGGGTGGTTAAATGGCGAAGATAAAGACTCAGGCACCAAGAAACACTCCGCTTGAAATACCAAAGCGCGAAAAACTATTAACTCGCTGGGGTCAACTCAAGAGTGAACGGGCTTCTTGGTGGAGTCATTGGCAAGAGATCTCATCCTACATACTCCCAAGGTCCGGGCGTTTCTTTGTCCAAGATCGAGACAAGGGTTGGCGTAGACACAACAATATCTATGACAACACCGGCACTCGCGCTCTAAGGGTGCTGGGCGCTGGGATGATGGCAGGCGCTACCTCACCAGCCCGTCCATGGTTTAGACTCGCCACAAGCGATCCTGAGTTGAATAACTACGCTCCAGTGAAGATTTGGTTGAACGATGTAACCAAGTTGATGCAGATCATCTTCCAGAAATCCAATACCTACCGTGCATTGCACCAGATGTACGAGGAACTCGGAGCATTCGGAACTTCAGCCAATATTATTCTCCCTGACTACAAGAATGTAATTCATAACTATCCCCTGACAACAGGGGAATTTGCTATCGCAACCGACTACCAAGGCACGGTCTGCACCTTGTACCGTGAGTTTGAGAAGACTGTGGCGGAGCTGGTCAAAGAGTTTGGGTACGAGAACTGCTCAACAAGCGTACAGAATATGTATGATCGCGGGTCTCTCGACCAGTGGGTGACGATCATCCATGCCATCGAGCCTCGTGAAGACCGGGACAGTCGCAAAAAAGATTCAAAGAATATGCCATTCATGTCCGTCCACTTTGAAATTGGTGGCAATCCTGATCAGTATCTGCGTGAGTCTGGCTATAAAGTGTTCCCGGCAGTGGTGCCTAGATGGTCCACGAGTGGTGGCGATATCTACGGTGGATCACCGGCAATGGAAGCTCTGGGCGATGTAAAGCAGTTGCAGCATGAGCAACTACGCAAGGCGCAAGGTATCGATTACAAGACAAAGCCACCTCTTCAAGTACCGTCTAGCATGAAGAACCGTGATGTCGAGACTTTGCCTGGTGGAATAACATTCGTTGACCAGGTCAATGCCGGTGGAGGAATCCGCACAGCGTTCGATGTAAACCTAGACCTATCTCACCTATTGGCAGACATACAAGATGTGCGTGAGCGCATTCGTGGCGCGTTCTATGCCGATCTTTTCCTCATGCTTGCATCTGCAACCGACACCAGGATGACCGCAACTGAGGTTGCCGAGAGACACGAAGAGAAGTTATTGATGCTTGGACCGGTTCTTGAGCGATTGCATAACGAGTTGCTCGAGCCATTGGTCACCTTAACTTTTGATCGCATTGTTGAAGCCGGTATCCTCCCAACTCCACCACAGGAATTGCAGGGAGTGGACCTTAACATCGAGTTTGTATCAATGTTGGCCCAAGCTCAACGTGCAATCGGCACCAATTCTGTAGATAGATTTGTAACTGGCCTGGGGAATATCGCCCAGATCAAGCCGGACGTTCTCGACAGGTTCGACTCTGACCAATGGGTTGATGTTTACTCAGATATGCTGGGGGTTGATCCTCATCTGATAGTCTCTGGTGAGCAGGTTGCAATAATTAGACAAGGAAGGCAAGAGGCAATGGCAGCACAGCAGCAAGAAGCGCAAGCACAGCAAACATCTCAGACCATTAAGAATCTTGCCCAGTCACCAACACAAGATCCGAATGCTTTGACAAACGTGATCGATATGTTCAGCGGTTATAACACACCACAAGGAGGTTGAAATGGCAATGATTAATATGAAGAGCAAGCCTGAGATGGAAGAGATGCCAGGAGAGATGGAGGGAGATGCTCCAGAATATCCGTATGGTCTGTGTCTGCATCTTGGTACTGACGAATTAGAAAAACTAAACATCACCACGCTGCCAGAAGTTGGCTCAACGATGATGCTTCATGCCAATGTATACGTTAAATCAACAAGCTCATACGGTACACAGGGTGGCGGCAAGGATATTAAAGTAGACCTTCAGATTACGGACATGGAGATCTTGCCAGCAGAAGGTAAGTCAGACAATACCACCATGGCTGCAATGCTTTACGGTCCACAAGTGACTTCAAAAGGAGGCGAATAATGTCCGTATACCAAAAGACTTCTGGGTCTCCGCTGCTATATGATGCGGTAACTAATGATGTAGTTGGAATGAAAGATCCTGACGGGAGTGAGTGGTTATTCTCAAGCCCGGTTGGAACGAAAACAAATGACGATGCGATTGCTGGAAATGTTGGAGAGTATGTATCTTCAACGGTACTGGTAGCAAATGCCGTAAGCATGGTAACCAATGTAGGGAAGACGGTAACATCTATAACCCTGACCCCAGGGGATTGGGATGTAACTGGATTGGTTGGTAGCCGCACAGCAGCTACAACATCGATTAGCCATACATCTCAAAGCATTTCTCTAGTTGATAATACGATGGGCGGCATTGGGACCGAGACCTCGCACAATAATGGAGCGTATGTTCCTGGCGCGTTATCATTTTTAGGTGTAACTCCAGTAGTAAGAATATCAATAGCGACAACAACAGTGGTTTATATGGTTGCTCATGCTCTGTTTACTATCGCAGCCGTAGATTGTTACGGGGTATTGAGAGCAAGGCGGGTTAGATAATGGCTGTCTTTATGAAGCAAGGTGGTCAATGGCTTTATGACCACTCAATGAAGTAACTTAAAGGAGGTTGCCATGAAAGGTAAAAGCAAAAAGCCACCAAAGCCGCCAAAGTATTGAAGAGAACTATCCGTAACTATTTAATATAGGTTTAAATTAGGAAATGAGCAGCTACGATCCATTAGATACACGAGACCAGGACCGCGCAAAGTCTGATAAAGAGGTGCGCGATAGAATGGAATCTGAGAATGAGTCGATAGATATTAAGTGGCTCATGGGAAACAAAAGGGGCCGTAGGATTATATGGCGGCTTCTGGATCAGTCGGGCGTATTTCGACTATCGTTCAATAGCAACTCGATGACGATGGCTTTCAACGAGGGGCAGAGGAACTTTGGTAATCGTATGCTTGCAATGATCCACACTTTATGTCCAGAGCTTTATCCAGCCATGCTAAAGGAGTCTCAAAATGCAAGAAACAACGATGACGGAATCGGCCCCAACGACCACTGAAAGCCAATCTGTATCGCAAGGTAGCGTAAGCCAGCAACCGCAAGGAAGCCAGCAAGCGCAATCGCAGCAAGCAGCATCAGAGCAAACCCAGCCCAACATTACAGATGGCAAGCAGGGTCAGCAAACAAGCCAACAGGCAGATGTCAGATATGGCTCTCCTGATAACTATGATTTTAAACCTCCAGAGGGTAAGAACTACGACCCAGAAGTAATGAAGGTTTATACCGAAGTGGCTAAAGAGTTGAATTTGTCTCAGGATGCTGCGCAGAAGTTATTATCGAAACTTGGTCCACCTGTCGAGGCCCGTCAGGCTCGTGAGTTGGAGCAGTTGCGTACTGGATGGACTAATGATTCTAAGGCTGACACGGAGTTTGGTGGGGAAAGACTCACAGAAAACCTGGCAATCGCAAAGAAAAGTTTAGATCAGTTTGGTACGCCTGGCTTACTTTCACTGCTGAATGAATCGGGACTTGGAAATCACCCTGAGATAATCAGATTTTTCTATAGAGCCGGTAAAGCAATTGGTGAAGATAAGTTTGTCGGTGGCGGTCAAGGTGGTAAGAACTCAGCGAAGTCTAATGCTGACTATGCCGCTTCACTTTATCCTACTCAACAACAGCATTAAAAAGGAGATTTAAAAATGGCTACACTATCAAACACGGCCCTAACCCTAGCGGATTGGGCTAAACGTACAGACCCTACCGGGAATGTACCAGTCGTTGCAGAACTGTTATCACAAAGCAACGAGATCTTGGAAGATGCAGTATTCAAGGAAGGTAACTTGCCAACGGGTGAGCGTGTTGTTATCCGTACCGGCTTGCCTACCGTCTATTGGCGCGCATTGAACCAAGGTATTCCAAACAGCAAATCAACCACGGCACAAGTGGATGAAGCTTGCGGTATTCTGGAAGCCCGTTCAGAAGTGGACAAAGACTTGGCTATGCTGAATGGCAACACCAGCCAGTTCCGTCTGTCTGAAGACCAGGCGTTCTTGGAAGCAATGAACCAAACCCAAGCAACGACCTTGTTCTACGGCAATCCTGGTACAGATCCAAAGCAGTTCCTTGGCCTGGCATCACGTTACTCAAGTCTGTCTGGCGGCAACGCACAGAACATTCTGAGCGCCGGTGGTTCTGGTTCAGACAACACCTCTGTTTACTTGGTAGTTTGGGGTGACAACACTGTTTACTGCCCGTTCCCTAAGGGTTCTAAGGCTGGTTTGGTCCATGAAGATCTGGGCGAACAGACCGTCTACAACTCAGATGGCACCCGTATGCAAGCATTGGCCACCCGCTACCAGTGGAAGAATGGCTTGGTTGTTAAGGATTGGCGTTATGTCGTTCGTATCCCTAACATCGATGTCAGCGATCTTATCTCGCAAAGCGGAACGCAAGAACCAACCGATGCAACTGCGTTGATTAAATTGATGGCTCGTTCACTGTATCGCATCCCCAACATGAGCATGGGTCGTGCAGCTTTCTACATGAACCGTACTGTTCACTCTGGCCTGGCACTTGCTGCTATGGACAAGAGCCAATACGTTCTGAAGATTGAACAAGGTCTCACCCAATTTGGTCAGCCTGATTCATGGTTGAGCTTCCTGGGAGTTCCACTGCGCCGTGTTGATTCGTTGCTTAACACCGAAGCAGTTGTATCCTAATCTAGATAACAGAGGAGAATTAAAATGATCACAGATGCACTTCTACGGGTTTCAGATGCGCAAGCATTAACGACCACAGCAGTTAGTACCAACACCATTGACCTACTTACAGCACGGGACATGGGTGAAGGTGCGGACTTATACTTCAACTTCGCTATGATTACCGCTGCTGTTGGTGGCTC